CGGCTTTCTTCACCGCCTGAACCGCTTCTTCCCGGCCTGATTCCACAGATGCCACAGCGGACTTTCCAGCCTCCGTAATGGCCGTGGTAGCCGTCTCTCCGGCTTTCTTCACCGCCTGAACCGCTTCTTCCCGGCCTGATTCCACAGATGCCACAGCGGACTTTCCAGCCTCCGTAATAGCCGTGGTAGCTGTATCTACAACATACCCAAAACCATCTACTTTCTGTACAATAAATTCTTTCAGTTCCCGAACAGAAGAAACATGGTCTCTTGCCTCTTCGGCAAACGCCCCGGCTTTTCGGCTTAATAAATCTACTAGCCCAACTTCTGACAAATCAACAAGAATAATGCCATCCGTAGTATCTGGCAAAACCAACGTAGCCGCATGATTAACAGAATAGCTTTCTTGATCCAACGGCGGTATTACACGTCCGGAAACCACAAAAGCCCCCCGAACCAACGCTTTTTCCACCTGACCCGTCACTAAGAACAAATCGAAACTATGCCGCCCGGCTGGAAGGCCAGACCATCCAAACAATACCTTCCCACCTTCTACAGAACACATCAATTCCCGCAGGGGAGCCGTATTCACGGCCCCCCTGAAAGTCACGCCTTCCAAATCTACCACACTCCCCGCAGAATCTGTAAGCGTCAGCTCAAACACCTGAGCCAGACCGCTCACCGTCTTAATATCCATCACGGCGGGTTCCAGCCCAGCCCACGTATTCAGCTCAACCATATCTTACACTTGTTGGAAATACCCATCTATGGCGCGGGCAATCGCTACGCAAAGCGCGTCAATCCGCTCTTCTAATCTGTCGCAATCCGTCACGTGTGAGGACGCAAACGCAGGTTCCAGCATCAACGCCGGCATCCGAGTGTCCTTAAAATAATAATACCCCCTGTCACTCTTACACTTAACCGGCTTCAAACCGCGATCCGGCAACTTCAGTACATCACACATTGCCGCCTGTATCAGTTCAGCCGCTTTCTTCCCGTTCTTGGAGGCGTACCAATACAAAGTTTCTGTGCCTCCAATTCCTGTATCTGCACCATTGAAGTGAAACTCCACGGCCAAATCCGCGCCAACGTCATTACACCTTCGCGCCGCGTAAATCGGTGTCGTTCCCCCAGCCTCAGACCGGTTACACACCACAGCCTCATAACCCAGCCGCTCCAACTCATCCTTCACCTTGCCAATATGCGCCGTCCAGAAAGAAAACTCTGAATGCTTCCGAGAAGTCATTACAGACCCGCCATCCTGCGGGCTATGCCCGATGCTCAAAGCAACAACCTTCATTTCCCGCATCCTTTCCCTTTATTTTTCTTATTTTTTGCCATAACTATCTCTCTTTAAGACATTATTTATTTCTCAAACTTCCTCTCGATATCTTCTACCCTTAAAGCCAACAACTGAATGGCTTTAGCCGTTTCTACCTGAGCCTGCGTCTGCATGGTCATTAAATCACAAAGCCGGTCATTGTGGTGGCTGACCACCTCCCCGATGTACCAGCACGCCCCGCCGCAAATAGCCAAAGACATCATGACACAGGCAATCACCGGAGACGCCTTAGCGATTTCCAAAAAACGTGCCGGCACTTCGGAAAGTTTGCACATAACCTTTTACTTCTTTAGCGATTGAACAACAGGAGCTATTTCATCCTGAGACTTCACTACGGACACCACCACAGCCCCCGTCTTCCCGTCACGGGACACCACCAGCATCCCCTGTTCGGAAGACAGGCTCATACCGGCAGAAGTAGAGCAACCGCCCAACAGCGCAGATGCCGCATAAACCAGACAGGCAAGAACCAGCCACAACAGCCGTTCCCACCATTTCAATCCCTTGCCTTCCGTCTTCTGATAGGCATCTTTCACGCCCTGCTTTCCGGCCTCAATAGCCGCTTTCTTCTCTTCATCAGTAAACTTTTTCATGATTTTCAACTTCTTTTTTCTGATTCTTTTATTCACTATTAGCTATTTATATTAAATGTCCTGAGAAAAAACCTCAGGACAATTTCATTATGCTACATCCGCTTCTTCGTAGCATTTAATAGCTACTACACCTTTATCTTCGGCTCGTACCCCACCAAGAGCTATTGAAGTGAAAATCTGCGGGCAATTCTTTTTATCAGCACGTTTACTGATTTCACTTCGGGACTCTTCCCAGAAGCCAAATTCTAAAGCATCCTTCACGTAAGCTACGCAAGTTCGCACCTTTGATTCCTCGTCGTAAGGCAAAGCTTCGGTGACAATCCATTCAAATCCCATAAATGTCTTCAAATCACCGTCTATCAATGCCTTCACAGCCACATACTGTTCACTGGAAGCTTTTTCATCTCCCAGCATTCTCATTAATTGATCAACGGAAACCAACAAAAACGCACTATCACCGCGTTTCATGGCTTCAGCCTTCATCAACCTTCTCTTGGCAAGACGTATTTTATCAAACGTCAGGCCAGTAACGATTCCCGTTTCTTCTTTTCCAAGAGGTTCATACTGTGCATCTACAGCAACTATCTGAGAAGAGGGTAATGCCAGTTTATCCGTTCCGTGTGCTCCAACCAAGGCATCCCCCAAAAGAGCATTAACCATTCGATCATCAATAGTGCGCTCACAAGCGGCCAGCATGGCATCCTGCGTTTCGCTGAAAACCTGATCCGCTAATTGAGATGTCAAATCAAACTGCTTGTCATGGACATATCCATCTTCGTAAAACTCCGGATACATCCAGCGTTTTTGAAATGTATTTGCATTGTCAGGCGTTTGTCCTTTGCCGTCTGTCGATTTGGTCAAAGTACGCTTTCCAATAGTTGAAATCTCAACAAGTTTGTCTCTCAACCCGGTACGCACTCTGCATCGTCCCCGCAATCTAGAAGCTGTCTGTTGCAGAGATGCCCGTAACCTACGACTATACTGGATTGTCTTTATGTCTTCTAATGTCAATTCATTTGCCATGCCTGAAACATGACAGCACATTCAAAAAAAAGAGTGAGTGCTATTGTCGCACCCACTCCGGAAATCCCCCCCTGTATCACCTTCATCCGGCTTACTTCCCAAACCACTTCTCCGCCATCCCGGCAAGATGTTTCAGATAATTAGCCATAACTGCCATCCCCAGACTGACGGAAGTAATAGCCCCGCCACGCGGATTCCGCCATGCCCCGAACATGGCGGCCAAACTCCCCAGCGTTGCCACGCTCCGGCTCTGCTGTCTCACATCACGCCAGCTATCAGCCTCAAAAATATGAATTAGGCGCATCAAATCCTTAACAGTTAAATCTACCTGAGACCCCATTACTGCCGTCTGGTTCTGCATCTTCAATCCCAACCAGCCGCATACCGTATCAACGGCGGAATCCGTCAAATTCCCCAATAAAGGTACCCCATTCAGCGGCCCCAGCACAATTCCCGGCAGATAATTCAAAGGATTCTTCTTCTCATCATCATCGCCCCCCGGTCTCATGACATTATTAATCAAATACCCAAGAGCCTGCATAGCAACCCCCTGAATAAGCCAGCTACGCACCGCCAGCCTCATATTCCCGCGTGTTAAATAATGAATCACCGTAGCACTCCGTTGAAGAGTTTCCGACATCAAAAACCACTCCGCAGAAAAAATCCCCTTCGTCTTTTCGAGCATCTTCGGCATTTGAATCCAGTTAATAGGCTGAGCCGTAGATAACCCTTCCTCAATAACATCCCTTGCATACTCCATCGCTTCCGGCTTCGTCATGCCCTGCTCTACGCCCTGCCTGAAATAATGGTCAAAAGCCGCGGCAAAACTTACCGCATTGCTTCCGGAATCCAACAAACCAAAAATCTTCCCGGACTGGTTTGTAACCTCCTCTAGCAAACCGACACGTCCCCCAAGTTGTTTCTTGTACCCCAAAAGGACTGAATACATAAACCCATCCTTCCGTGCCTGAAACAAATCGGAAGAAAACAACTCCTGAACGCTCAGAACAGACTTCCCGCTTACCACACGGGCCAGACCATGAACCCAATCTGAAATACTCAAATCGCATCCATGCAAAGCATTAAATACCGCCGTCGTCTGTTTAAGATAACTCGTCACCTGCCCAAGAATCACGGAAAGAGCGCGGGCATTCATGATCTCGTTCTTCATCCTCTCAGCCGCATCCAATTCGGCTACGGCATCCCTGCCGCCGTGTTCCAGCCGGTTAATCAATGCCTGAAAACCACGGTAATCCAGCCCCCCGATATTGCTCATCAGCTTTTGGGCAACCTTGGAATCACTCAAAATCCCTTGATACCTCTCCACAATTTCCTGAGTGCAGACCCAATTAACAGCATTCGCATGATGCTTCCAGAACAAAGCAAGCGCACCCTGAGTAGTATCCAGATACCTCTTATGATCAAAAATACGGGTGGAAAGAAAACCGTCAGACCTGCCTACGGCTATTGTTCCGTCATCCCCAAGAATGGAAGCCAGTTCACTATCTTCCTGCGTCTCCGCAACCATCCAGCGGAGCGGAGAATAATTCCGGCGTTTACTGAAAGGCACCCCGTAGCGGTCTTCGTAAAGCGGCCTGATTTTATCGCCCACAAGGGCGTACTCCTCAAAAAGGACACTCTTCAAGGCCATCCCTACCGGGCCTATAAACTCTTCAAGCTTAGCCTTATGCTCATCCGTCCATCCACGTCTCCGCAACGGAGGGACAAAATCATCCATCTTGGAATAAAACACGTTCGGTTGATCCATGCACATCAGCACAAAAAGGGCCTGATCCCGGCTCAGCTTCGGCATGGGCTGAGGTGCCATATCGTACCATTCTTCCACTTCAAACCATTTTCGCGCCCGATTCTCGCCGCGTCCCCATGCTTCATACTCTTCCCTCAGCAAATCAATCGCATTCTGGGAATACATATCCACACCCCACCAAGGATTCTTTTCTCGCCTTTCCAAAAGCTTTGCTGTCTGGTCAATCGTCAGTTTCGTCTTCTTTACTCCCCTTTCTGACAGAGACAGCCCCAAATCTTCCGGAGTGCTCCACATACTCAAAAACTCGTTCACCTTTCTGTCAGACTTCGTATTCAGCAGACGTTTCAACACACCATTCATCTTATCCACTTCCTCTGCGCGAATGGACTGCGCCCGGTCAGTCGCCTCAATAAATTCTTTCTTGAAGCGGGAAAAGAACTGTTTTCCCGGTCCATCGCAGAGCCGTTGCAAAAACCTGACCGGATTATCCAGCCATCCCAGCATCACCCCGCGCTTCGCTCGTCCGGTCTCACTATCCACCCCCAAATCACTCACTTCCATCTGGGCCTGATGAAGGCTCTTCTGATTGACAGACTTCGGCAGTTCTTCCATCAGGGCGGCCCCATCATTCTTCCAGCCGTCCACCTTTTCTTGTAAATGCACCTGCCAAACCTCCACGCTGCGGCTGATAAATGAACCCACCGCCTCATGAATATCCAACATTCTATTCACATCCGCTGAACCTGCGGCAGAATATTTAATCCACCAATTCAATTCCCCGCAAAGTCTCTGCTTTTCCATCAACAGGCCGCCTTCCGCTTCTGAGCCGTCAGTACCCAATTCTCCATTCCAGAACTTATCCGTCCTCAACTTCTCTTCAATCGCCGCAATCCTGCCGCTCAGCTCATTCACCCTCTCCTGAACATCTCTCCCCGTTGCATATACCGCAGGTTTAATTACCCGCCGTAAAAACTCCGTAGGAGAGGCCCCCAGACGGCTTACCTTGAATTTCCGCGTCTTCTCGTCAATCACCGCTTCATGTTCGGAAATCATACTTCTCACTTCCCGAAACAACTCATCGCGCACATACAAATCAATAACCTCCCCGCACCGCTGGTACACCTTCGGCAACAGGCTTTCCACGGTCTTACCTACCAAATCATCAAAAAACTCCGGATGCAGTTCCATCTTCCGGTTAGCCGCCGCAAGCTGTTTTTCCGTCAGGGCATCCGTAGCGGAAAAACGCCCTGTCTCCAATGCGGACATCAAATAATCCAGCAACTTTTCCTGCCCCGCAAGTTTACCGCGCACCTTCTCCGGTAGTGTGGAGACAGCAACCTTCATAATACTCCGCGCCTCCGCAATTTTCACCCGGACATCATTCGTACCAGCTTCGCGGCCCCTGAACAAAGCGTCCAGCGCACGGCCTTCTTTTTCTACCCGCTCTGTAACATGTCTCCAATACTCACGCACGGCATCACTCCGGGTCTTCTCCATTTGGCGTTTCATATCTCCAAGAAGATCTTCCCTCACGGAAAACGTTGCCGACCCATCCACATAATCCGCCCACTCTCCCCCGGTGCTCTCATCCGCAAACGCTGTAATCTTAATATCGTTGCCGTCAAAAATCACGTAATTATACGTCTGCTCTTCCTCCGCCTTCCTGCGGGAAAAACCGTCTGCGTACCTGATGCCCTTAACGCCAAACTTCCGCAGGGCAAGAGAAGCCTTCTTCATACCCTTCTTCCAATCCCTCGAAAAACCTTCGCAGAGACCAACATAAATCTGCTCCCCGTTAAACTGGCGGCCCTCCATCAACAAAGACTCAAGCGCAACCTCCTTCGCACACCCGATCCGTTGCGCCAACTCCTCGGCCAACGCCTCCTTCACCGTCTCGCTCTGTTCGGAAAACGGCTTATCCCAATTCAAAAGAACAGAATCATCCACATTCAATTCCACGCGGTAATTGGAAGGCAGAGCGGCATATGGCTCCACCGTATTCCCGGCCTCTGCCCACTCACGCGTCAGTCCGGCATTACGCACATACTCTTGTATATCCTCAAGCTCTCTTCTCTCACCCTCAACAAGACGCTTCAACTCATCATCCCTCTCCTTGCGCTTCTTTTTCTGGGTCCGTTCCGTAAATCTGGCAATATCCCGTTCAAATTTTTCCTGATCTACTGTCTTACGCCTCTCCGCCAAGACAGCATACAGATTCTTCTTAAACTTATAAAAATCCAGAAGGGTCTTTTCTTCCTTCCGTGCTGACTCCAAAAAATTCAGCCCCTTGTAAAACGTAGGCACATCTCCTTTTCTCACGCCCGGAACAACCTTCCACAACTCATTAACAGGAACATTCTTTCCGTTTACCTTCCAAAATTGACGCAATCCCTTTCCGAACTGGTTCATATACCTCCGGTTCACCTTCGGGCTCTCCGCAAAATACAACCCCCAGCCATACGCCTGCGCTCCTTCTCCCTGCCCCATATAATCCGTAGAAAACTTCCGGAAAGAATGCGGGGAAGCATGCAGGGCAGTAATGGAAAACGTCACCCCCGGTTCCGTGATGACAGCGTTATCCGCCTCAAAATGGCCGTCCCGAAACAGACCCTGTTCCTGTGCTTCCGCGACAGAATTGACATTTCCCCCTTCATTTGCCATACTGTTTTTGCGGCGTTGGGGAGTATAAACCCCTTCTATTCCGGGTCCGGTTCCGGAGGACGTCGATTTGACCCAGGCTGTCTTAAACGTCAGTCTGGGCTTTTTGCTATAACGCCTGCCCGTTGTTTCAATCACCTGTTCCACCGTATGAATCTCTCCATGCGGATACTGCTTCACATAAATGACAGAAGATTGATTCCGTCCTTTCGGTTTGAATTCCATCCGGTCATAACTATCCAGCACATCAAGGGCTAACTTAATATCCTCCTTCGTTAAATCTAACTGACCTTTCCGTGCACTGGAATCATGACTATGTTTTTTCAGTGCATGAACAATACCGCCCGCAGTAAATTCATGAACCATACCCGTCACATCAATCCCCAGACCTGCTTTAATATCAGCAATCTCCTGTGCTGTGACATTCCTGTATTCTACAACCCCTAATTCTGTTTTATTTGAAACATTGCTGGAAACCACCATATCCACAAAATCCATCACCTTCCGTTTCCCGGCATCCTTCCCCATTTCATCCAGCTTATCCGCTACGGAAAAAGAAGCGGTTTCTCTCCTGCCCTCTTTAACAAAAGACAAAACCGTTTTTGCTTCCTCCAAAGTTGCCCCCTTCATTAGCTGGAAAAAATCTACTCCGGCCTGAGCAAACTCCCTTTCTCGCTGTTCCTTATCATTCGCAAGCAAATCATCCATCACCTGCTGGCGGTAATTCTCCAAACCATACCTTTCCGCGTACATCAAATGAAAACCATAATCCTGCAAAAGCCGTTCCGGCTTCTCCTTCAATTCTTTCAACTGATTTTCAAATTTCTTTCTCGTCAGCTCGCTTCGGCTCTGAGCGAAATCCGCACCCACGGCATCATACACGAAAGACGCAAAATCGCCTTTCACGGTTCCTGAATCCACCGCCTTCCGGAATGCCCCGGCCAGACCGACCATATCTGCGACCTTCCTGATCAAAGCCTCCATCACCTCCAAAAAACGCTTCACGGGCGCAGGCAAAGCCTTCTTCCGGTACTCGCCCATAAACACCGCCTGCATCAGCTTGCTCATCCCTTCAATCACGGCCTTCTCCCTCTTTCCGGCATCCGCCCCATCATCAAAAAAGCTCTCATCCACCAATTTCCAATTATTCACCCCCTGATCCTTGAAAGCCTTCTGAGTATCCAGCAGATTCCGGGAAAACCACGTCAATTCCCTGCCGGCCTTCATTTCCCCTTTCACATACAATTCCGCCATTTCCTCCACCAGATCCAGAAACGTAACCTCACCCTCATAATACCGGATCACCTTCTTCCCCATTTCCAGCTCATAATTAAAAGCGGGGGTATGCACCCCTTCCCGTTCCGCCACAGCCGCAATTTCTTCTTCCGTTACCTCTCCGGAAAACCCCTCTCCGCGCGCCAGTTCTCCGCGTTTCAAGGCGATCTCCACACGGTCGCGGAAATTATTCGGTAAAACGGCCAAAACAACATCTTCTTCGTGGGCATTCTGGTCATCCCTGCTCCATTCCTTTTTCCGGCTCCTTTCCGCAATGCGCATCAGGGCATCATCAGCCATCCTTTTCAAAACCCGGTAAGACATAGCCGTACCCTCTTTCCTGAAATCCACGCCGCACCTCTCCGCAAAATAATCTACGGACGCATCATTCAACGCCGCATTTTTCAAGGTAAAATCCTGATTCACAGCCCATTCCTGTACCTTCGCCGTTAAGAACCTGTTTCCTGTCTCCAAATCCATTTCTACAAACTCTTTCCCGTTTTCCTTCCCTCTATCCGCACCTTCTCTTCCTTCCAAACCGCCAATCACCGTTTCCAACTTGCCGCCATTCACCCCCTGAACCGGATTTCCATCCTTATCCCACGTCACAGCTCCTAGTGTTGTTTCCACATCATAAACGCGCAGTTTCCCGTTCACCACCTCCGCACGGGGAATAACCCTCTCTTCCATCAGGGACTTCACCAGCGGAACATCCGGAGTCATCAGCACCCCTATGGGTTCCCCAACGGTTTCTGCTACCTTCCCCTCAATCTTCCTGTGAAGCGTCAAATCAAACAGCCTGATTTTATCCCTGTCATTCTCCGTATTGAGAATCATTTTAATTTCTTCGTCCGTAAAATGTAACCCCTTCATCGTCTCCGGACACTCCGCGCACTCAGCCTTAATGCCCCGGATACGTTCATCAGCAATAGCCGCCGCCCGGAACGGGCTATTCTTGGCATACCGCCCATACCCCAGCAACAGGGACATGGGAAGGGCCACCAGAAAATTCCTCCATGTCATCGCCTCACGGGCCTCCGCATCCGCTTCATCCCAGCTCTTCCCATTCCCCCAGGAAAACATATTGGAAGCCACGGAACGTGCGTAAGGCTCAATAACTGTCTGAGCATGCAACACTCCCCCTTCCAGACCAACAAACAGCGGCCCGCGTCCCCAGAACCGGTCTGTCTCCAAAGCACGGCCCAAAAGCCCCTTCATGCCGGTTTTCCGCCCGGCCCAATTCATCAGCTTGTCATAAGCCTTCCCAACCAGCTTCCCGCCTTTCCCCAGCCCCCAGATATTGGCCGCCCACATTCCCATGCCTTCTCCATAAGCCGCGTTTCTTGCCGTCAAACCATCCACACCCTTAGCCAGATAACCGGTTTCCGCCGTATCTTCCGCTTCCAGCAAAGACCCCAACCCGCTCGTCATAATAAACGGTACAGCTCCACCAAAAACGCTGGAAGCCTCTTCCAGAAAATTCACCAGCCCATGAGAAGAACGTGCTTTATACTGCTCCATCCTCACCTGTTGAATATCCTGCGCCACCTTATTCACCCGCTGAATCCAAAGAGGATCGTCAAACTTCTCTTCCCCGCGCTGAACCAGCCCGGCACTCTGTAAAAAATCCATCACTCCGGATTCAAGCCAGCGGGAAGGGCCATGAACCAGCCCTTCAACCGCCATTCCGGAAAAATTATTCAGCATCCGGGAAAAAGCAGATTCATTTCCCTTCTGATAATCCACCAGCCCGGCAATCGCGCTGACAGCCAATTCATACGCCTGTTCATTTTTCCGGTGCAAATTCGCCAGTTCCACAACCCAGCGTCCTTCCTCATATTTGGAATAACCATACGTCCTTAACCCGTCAATCCCCGTCTGCATCCCCTGAGCGCGAGGGCTCCTTCCGTCTTCACCGTAAACCATGTCCTTAATGAAAGCCGCCGCCATTCGTTGGCTATCCGCCAGACTGGCCGCGCCCGCCAGAAACTCCGGACTACGCCCCTGATGATCACGGGGATCTAAAGAAAACTCCTTCCCGCTTCCCGTTGCCGTCACCATTTCCCCCCATACTTCCCCCATGTCCTTCTTCACCTGTTCCCTTCTGGCGCGGCCAACTCCGGCCTGACGGCGCAACTCCGCCGCCATAACAGACGCCTCATCCGTGTCCAGTCCCAGACGTTCAGCAAGATACACGCGGCTCAAAGCGGGTGCGCCACCTACGAAAGACTGAACAAAACCATCCACAAGCACCTCATCCTTCTCTTCCTGACTTAATCCCTTATAAAAATCCACCACACCCTTCCCAAGCGTGCGTTCTACCTCATTCACCTGTTCCTGATCCAACTCCGAGCCGTCTCCCAGCTCCGCCATCAGCTGATAAGCCCGTCCTCGCCTGACATCCGCCGCCTCCGCGACATGGCCGTTCCCCAATCCTCTCCGGTCCCAGTATTCATCTAAAGACTGCCTCACTCTGTCATAATCCGGACTGTCCACGGACATCAAATTAAAATCCGCCATAACGGACCGGTATTGCCGATCATTCGTAATAACCTGCCCCGGTTCCCAGCTCCGCCCCTCATCTTCCACGGCGACCGCCACATTCCCGGCCTGTTCATCATCCAGAACGTTCAGTTGCATTTCCGGCCCCGCCTGCGGCCTGTTCACAATCGGAGGTCTCAAATCCACATGCCCGGATTCATCCGGAACATTCATTCTGTTCAACTCTTTCTGCCCATTCACATTCAATGCAATATTCATAAATCTATTAAATAATTCAAATTAACGTACATAGGCGCGAGCCTGTTCTTCATGTAACTTCTTGGCATAATCCGTTGCGGATTGTGGAGACCGGAACACGCCTAAATGCCTGCCTGTCCTCTTAAACATCTCTACAGCCTCATCATCAGAAAGAATGGAACCGTCATCAGACACCGTAGGAATCAAATATTCCTTTCCATCCATGCCAATAGATATGGAACGCACGGTGCTAATAGACCCATCCTTATTCTTCACAACCGGACGATTCGTCAAATCAATATTACCCTTTTCAAGCAATCCGGAAATCTTCTCTTCCATCCCCTGAATACCATGTTCAAAAAGCCTCTTGCGGCCTTCCTTGCCGGCTCTTTCCGCATCCGGAAAATCAAACCGGACTGCCGCTTTGAACTTGCACCCGGGAACCAGCCGCAACGCAATAGCGGCCCTCCGGGAAAAACCAAACGCGCGGCCCGGCACCACGGCAACCTTCTGCGGACGATAAATCCGGCCATCCGCAAGCTCAAAACTCACATCCGGCACATACTGATCCCTTAACTGCGGATAGCGTGACAGATGATCTTCTCCGACAATAAAACACTCATCATCCCATACCTCTTTCACATGAGCATCCCGCACATCCGCTACGGGAATATTCATTGCCTTCGTCCTCACGCTCAGCCTTTCATCCGGTTTTGGCAAGGCAAGTGCCTTCTTCCTCAAATCATCCAGTCCCTTTCTGGCCTCATTGCGCCGCACGAAATCCGTATCATCATCTTTCACGGAATCCGCATGTTCTCCATTTTGCCGGAGAAGAAAATCCAGCGTAGAAGCATGTCTTCCTGTTAATTGGAACATCTTTTCCTTCATGGCGGTCACAAACTTCACAGAACTTTTCTCGCCCGGATGCGCCGCCTGCCACTCAAATACCCACCTGCGCATCTCCATTGAATTCCTTTTACTCTGAATCTCCGCTTCCTTCTTCCAACGCTCCACATTAAGTTCCAACCCGCTCTCACGCCGTGCCATCTCTCTCTTTTTATCGCCAGTTCCGGCAAAACCCGCCTTCTCAATCTCAAATTCCCTCAATGCCTCACGATGCCACTCCAAATTCTTAAGAGCGTCCGCAGTAACAAACTCCCCCGTTCCTTCCATCGTTCTCACAACGTCATCCACATTAAAACTGATCCTGTCCGTCTTCTGTCCCTGCATGGACAGCACGCGATTTTCAAGAGTGGATTCCATAGCTTCCTGAAAATCATTACTTACTCCATGTTCCTTCCACCTCCGCTTCAACTCTCCCAGATACATCATATACGACGGAGACCCCACGCCGCCATCCTTCACCAGTCCGCTCACATCCGCCGCCAACACCTCATTCATGCTGGTTACTCCAATCTCTTCCGTTGTCGGCAACTGTCCCTCAGCCGCCCTGATCCTCATTAAATCCACCACCGGATCAGCCACGCCGCTACGGAACTCCGGCTTCTTTTTCTTGATTCCGCCGGAAGAGGAAAAACCATTGGCAACACTCCCGGCCTGCTCATGAACTCCTTCTCTTTCAACCATTCCCCCGCCCTCTCCAGCATCCTCAAACGGTTCATCCAGCAAAACACGGTCATAAAGCTTCCGGCCCCCTTCTCCCAGCGGCATGCCGGTAACATCATACAAGCTGACAGTCGTAGGAACCCCGGACTGCCCCTGCAACAAACGGCCATAAGAGGCAATAGCCGTATTGGACAAAACGCCCTGATATTTCCCGTCAATCAAATCCGCCGCCAACTGGTCGGGATTCTCGTCAAAATCCTTGGCCGCCTTTAACGTGCCAATCTGTTTCTTTGCGGAAGCCAGCATCCTTGATGCCTTCATGCCGTCCACATACACGCCCACCCCGGAATTCAGCACGGATTGAACGCGTTCCATATCTCCGCTTTCCACGGCGGCGGCCCAATCTGCGGAAAAAGCCGCCCTGGCCCTCTTCGCGCTCGCTCTCCGCTGTCTATCCTGCAACGCCTCCCCCCCGCGCTGAAACAAATCCTCAATGGCGGCGCGGTAACGTACAGCCGCATCCGGAGTCATAAACTCCGGTTCATCCACCAACTCGCGCTTCTTGGCAAGCGTTTCTTCCCAATCCGCTCCATTGTCAATATCCTGTTCAGCGGAGGCAATCAATCCGCGGGCGTTAGTGAGTCCCATTCGGAAACTCTCATCATCCCGCAAAACATTCTCCTTGTGCATCAAATCCTGCCCCAAATCATCCACCGCCCGCCCGATTTTAGCCGCCTGTCCAAATACTTCGGCTGTAGCCAACGCCGGAGCCGCGGCCGCATTCCCATTCACATGCCCAGCCCGGAACCCGTTATCTCCCATCAGACCAACTTTCATAACTCTCTTCTGATTAACTATTCGTCGTTACCTGCTCAACACCTGCCCGGCCTTCATGGCCGGGACTGCCGCCATGCCGAAACCGGTTAAAGAAAGAGCCGTTCCGGCTACTGCCCCTAAAATCGTCCCCAAAGCCCCGCGCTTGGAGGCCCGCGCGGCCTGTCTCGCCTGCCACTCTGCCAAATCAGCCTGATACAGCGCACTCCTGCGCTGGTTCTCCCGCTGAGTAGCCGCCTGAGCAATGCCATGCTCATACTGCTTCATCAGCGTTAATTCATTCATATTGCCGGTTCCGGTGGACATGAAACCGGATGCCGCCTGAGCCGCCCGCGCCGTGCTCGCGTCAGCATTCTGGTTCATCCTTTGCAAATATTCATCCGCCAGCGCGGAATCATACGCTCCTTGAGCCGCCCGCCGCATATTATCCGCCGTTGCCAGTCCTGCCGCTTTCTGAGCTTTCCCGGCCTGATACTGGTTCAGGGCGGACAAGGCCCCACCGGCCAAACTCACGCCATTGCCAAACAAGGAAAACTCCTTCGCATGATCGCGCATGAACCCCTGAAACCCTGTCGCGCCCGTCGCCATACCAATAAAAACTATTAACTGTTAAATGAAATTACCCCTGCATCGTCATCCGGGTCAGCTCATTCACGCGCGTCTGCGCCCTCTTCCAATCCGGATGCGTGCTGTCCATATAAGCCTTGCTCAACTCATGCGTGCCGTTGTAAATGGATTCAAGCTCCTGTTCCGCAGTAGCAATGGAAGCCATTTGGTTTACATGGGCAAACCCGGCTTCTTTCATCCGTTGGGAAAGGCCGTAAAAAAACTTCACCACCTCTGGATTATTCCGGATTTCCGGGAGGTCGAACACATGGGCATCTACCCCGAACTCTACGGCAAGATTGTTGAGCGTGTTATTGCAGGCCTCCATCACAGCCTTAAACTTACTCCCATAAGTCTGCTGTAACTGCTTTAACTGCTCATCACAGGCATCTATCCGCGCCTGTTCAATCTGCGCTTCCGTTTCGTTGATGAACGTTCGCACATCCCCCATTACGGAAGACAGGGCATCCTGAGGAATCCCCGCCTTATGAGCCGCCACGCGGGCGCGTTCAAAAAGCTTGTAATCCAGACTCTCAGGCTCCACCCCCTCAAACAGTCCGGTAGCGTAATCCGCCAAATCCGGAAAAGCACCGGCATTGCCGCCGGCAGGAGGCGTTACATCGCCGGTTTCCTGAACCGGAGGGGAGGCAATGCCGCCGGAGGGAGCCGAAGGCGCAGGCGCACCGGTTCCCTGTGTTGAAGGCGCATTGGAATGACCGTCATTTCCCAAAACCGGCTGTACAGTCACAGCCCCATCATTATTGTTTTCTTGTTTTTCGCTCATAGAAAAAATTGATTGTTAATCGTTAAAATATGATACTTCTTCCGTATTGCCCGGTTCGTGGACTTTCTTCCAGCTCACGACCATGCTGTTCCAGACCAGCCGGAATGCGTCTTGTCTCATGGCGTCCAGCGGATTCCATTCACCGTTAAAAACGCGGAAAGCCGCCTGATGAATGCCGAATTCCCCCCGGAACCACTCTTCCAAAGCCTTCATGGAAGCCCTGTCCAGCTTGCCGAAAGCGTCACTCAACAGCTTCTTCTGCTTTTCTAATTCCTCTTCTTCGTCGAACTCAAAAGGATCGTTCATTGTCAAAACTGTTAATTGTTATCCCTCTCCGGCAGGAGGTTGCGCCATCATCCTCTCTTGCATTTCCTGCAAAGCCTCCTTCTTTTCATTGTCGTTCCTGATAAAACTTTCCGGCACGCCCATGCCGCGCACAACTTCCTGAGCCGCAAAATCAAAATCAAACCGGGCAATCACGCCGGGGTCAAACTTGGCCATATTGGCAATAATATCCTGAGACCCGACAAGCCCGGAAAGCTGAACCTGCTTCATTAGTTGGGCGAACTTGGAATTGTAAACGACATCAGGCAAAGCCTTGGGATTAAATTCCTGCCCTCCCTTCCCGTTAGGCCTCATCAACTCAGAAGGTATATTCGGATCAAACAGCCGGGCATCCAGCATTAGACGGAAAATCCTCAGCATCATAGGCCGAAAATCATTCAGGTGCTGGCAGAACGTAGGGCTGAACGCCAACAGCCTTTCTTCCAGCCGGGCGTTCACCTCCGTTGCAGTCATTTGGCCTGTTTGCGCGCCGAACAAATCAAGCATATCCAGATAAAAAGCAGACCGCACTTCCTGACGATCCATTTCCATTTCATTCATCACTTCCCGATAATCGCCCACCGTACCCCACTCAGCCGGTAAACCAGTATCCCCTTGACCGACGACAGTCTGGCCGCCCGGCCTCAAACTCACGCGGCCCACAAGATCTTTCGATACTTTAAGGCGGGGAAAAGCCTTCAACTCTCCCAGCATCCGGGTAATCCTCCGGCTGTACTGCAAAGACAGGATATTAGACCAGCACAGCCGGGCCGGGGCCAATCCCCACGGACCAACCCATTTCAAAAAACGGGAAACCATGTAAGGGAATTCGCCAAACCCGCCCTCTTCCAGAATGTCCTTGTTCCCTTTTTCTATATAAAAGGAAAAATATTCCTTCTCTGTTAATGGATCATAATTTTCCTTTCTTCCTACGGCATGGAGAATGGTAAATTTCTTTTTGATGCGCTCTGTTTCATCCCTGTAGGCATCCTTCATTGGCTGGTTCAGCTTCCCCGCGCCGCCAAGCCAGCGGGCCGCCTGGACGGCATTCCATTCAAACTTGCGTATCAACAAATTCGGCATGCCCTGTTCATCTTCCGCGAACACAAAAGAATCAAAAGGAACATAGGAAAACATCAGCCTGTTTTCATTGCTGATGCCGCCGTAATAACTCCCCGTGCCAAACCCGCATCTGTCCAGCAACGCCTGATGGTTGACCGTATAAAAATTGCTTTCAGCCAATGCCTGATATGTTCTTTCCGCGCAATCTCTCAGCCACTTCTTCACCGGGCCGCTCTTTTGCACCGCTGAACCAAGAGCGGCGGAAGGCTCAAAACTGAACCAGAGCTTTCCGGGATCGCTCAAAAAACTCTGATGCGCCGCCGCAAGCCGTTGATTGGCCCGTACAGCCGTGGAATCATGCAGGTTTTTCAAACCGACGCCCAGAAAGGAAAAACTGCTGGGCAACCCGGTAGGGGAAAAAGGATAAACAAACTTCTTCAATTCTGAGGCCCAGCTTGCCGCATCCTGCTTTTCCCTCTCCAAATTGTTATATAGCGAAATGACTTCTTCCCCGTCCATAACTTAACCCCTGAACTGATTAACCCAGCGTCTTCCTAACCCAGCGTTTTCCGGTAACTGGCTCCGGAAGACTGACCAAAAACAGAACTGCCATTCCCTTTTGCCGTGAAAGTTTTATCAAATCCATAACGCTTTCGGGCACGGGCCTTAACGGTATTTTCCGCCGTTTCGCTCGTATCAATAATTTCCGGTTCCTTGACCACTTCTTTCTGTTGAGGAATCGGAGCCGCTTTTGGACTAAAAATCTTTCCCATACGCGCACCATGACAGCACATCAGCAAAAAAGAGTGGGTGAAGTTGTCACATCCATGCCGGACATCCCCCCTTATATCAGGGCATATCCGCAACGCCGGCATCGTAACAGGACGCGGTTCCCAGGCATTCCATGCCGACGATGGAACTTTCAAACCCCTCAATCAAACCGTGACAGGCGGCCTCAATAAACATCCGGAAAGCGTCTGCAAAATGGGAACAATCATCATGATCAATCTTCCCGTTCTGATCCACATGATAGCTTTCCATGCAATCCAGTAATCCCGGAAGCCCTTCCTCACTGCCATCCTCAATTCTTTCGCCGCATCGTTCATGCCAGACCGTGGAAGGGAGAAAAGAACGCACTTCGCCGATGGACAGCCAGACGCTTCCCGTCTTCGGAACCAGTCTGACATCCCGGCATCCGTTTTCTTCCAAAGTCTGTTGATTCGTCTTTCGGTCATTAGTGGAATGATGCCCGCCGTCATGGGGAAGCAAATGGCGAAACACCTTAAACCCATGCGTCTGCTCAAAATCCCTGACCCTTGACAGCATATCCAGCACGCATGACTTCTTGGCCTGAATCCCGCCAATAATGCGGGTTTCCCCTCCCACCTTCTGGAAAAACACCGTTGCCATGTGGTCAGCAACGCCAATATCCCAGGTGCAATAAACAGGAGCATAAGAATGCACCACAAACCGGCATCCAATACGGTTATCACGGCGCAGCTTCCGGAATTGAGCGCAATAAATAGCATCGTCCCCAATCGCGTCAAAAGCCTCATCCGGCACAGTAGGGTACTCTTCCCCCATGTTGAAATCAGACTGCCCGTTCTTCCATTCCCACCACAACCGCGCGGATTCCGGTACATCCACGCCATAAACCTCTTTCATCCGGGTGAAATATTCAATGGTTTCATCCCTGAATACATACCCTTCCGGCACGTCCAGCTGGTAACGGCTTTCTTCGTACCACGGGAAAAAGAAAAACCGCCAATCCACCGGGAGAAGAGGCTTCCCCCGTTTTGACATGGCAGTCTTCATCAAATTGTAATTCACGCCGCTCCTGCCGCCTTCGTGCGTGCTTTCTACAATGATTGTTCCGTTAGTCGGCACGGATTCAAACCCGCCGTTCACCACTTCCCTTGCCCTGTCCGGGAACCGCTTGGCCATTTTGGCCAGTTCGGAAACGTGCATGAACTGTGTTGTCCCTCCGCGAAATGTATTATCCGTATAAATCACAGACCCGTTCCGGAACGCCAGCTTATTAGCTGTAGCTGTCACCGGCACAATAGACCCATCCTTCTTGACCGTTCCCAAACGCCTCTTCTTCTCGCGCATCAGCCACGCAATAATGCGCCGTTCACGCTCAGCGTCTTCCGGCACATAATCCAGATGCTCCCATTGAAACCGCACTCCCAGAAGTTTTTTCTGACCCTCCGGCAGTCGCCAATCAATAATTGCCGCAGTCTTATTCTCATTCCAGAATACAAAATCAGCCATCAACACGCCTACCAGCGTAGAAAGGCCCAACTGGCGAGCCTTCAAAATAGCGTTGCGGCCATGTTGCCTTTCAAGAAACTTCCGCTGTACTTCATTTGGCCGGAAAGGAATAACAATGCCGTCAACATTCTTGATCCAATACAGATGTTCCAGCCGCCAAAGCCGGTTATTCAACCTGCTCTTCCAAAAGTTCAGAACTTCCTGATACTGTTTCTCTCCCCTCTCCATATTCAAACAAATCTTCAAAGAACAGCCCTTGAATGCTCACATCCTGCTTTTCCGGAGCATAATCACCCATCATCTTGTTATCCAAATCAATCGCCTTCATCCGCTCTGCATGGGAGGGAGGCACCTCAAACAAAGATTCATCACCGGAAAACAACGCTTTTCCTCGCGCAATTTCCGCGAGCTTGAGCCTCTTTTCCTTCAGCGTTAGGCAATTTTCATCACAAAGACGCTCACGGATTTTCCTGATTTCTTCCTTGATTCCCGGCTCTTTCATCTTCCGGGAAGCCGCCGCCTGCGCGGATTCGTTGCTGGTGCAACAAAAACCTGCCTCAATATAAGCCTGATACGCCATCAATCCGGAGGCTACTTTCTCGCAAAAAATATGGTCACGCTCACTTAACATTTCCTAACAATCAATTACATTACAACAACTTATATCAAATCTTGTAAAGCCTCACTCTTCTTTGGCTTGGTATTCTCTTCTTCTTGCGTCCCCCCGGCATTCCTCAAGGCTTCAACATTCTCCTTCCGGGCGAGGCAAGCCATCAGTCCATCAAACTCTCCGAAACACCGTTGCAAAGTATCAGACCCTTTTTCTGTTAAAGTATAAATATATTCCACCTGACCATGACCGGAAGACCGGTAAGGCCGCAAAACAACATCACCCTGTTGCCTCAGGCGTTGAAGAATCTGTCTGACAGCGCTCCGGTCATATCCGGTTTGAGTAACGATCTCCATACAAGTTTGTTCCCGGTCTGCCAAAGCAACCATGACCGTTAATTGACCCTGATTCAGCCCGGATAAATGAACACGCCTGAAAAAACCGCGTAATGCTCGCAACAACATTTCCATGCGGGAACCTTTAGCACAGAACGAAAAGGAAAAAATAGAGTCTTATCGGCCCCCCTTTTCAAGAATAGTCCAGAAAAAACATAAGAGAGAGCATCAAATCCAGTTGGCTCATGCTCGCGCCAACCACGTTACAAACGTCCAAAAGCTCTCTTATTGGATAGAATAAATTAATAAATCCTGATATCGGAGCATGCCGAAAATCATAACAATCTCAACAGCAACATACAGTAAAAACACAGCATGAAGAAATCCGTCAGAAACCTTGCGGAAATCCATTGGAAAACCGCGCAAAAACTATCGCCGCACCTAGCCCGCTTCCGTGCCTGCTTGGCGCTCGCAAAGCCCCCTCAGGAGCCTTCACTCCCGCCAACCTGAAAAGAGAAAATATTTGGTCATACTCTTTCTGGAAGCTGATTGGCGGAATTGCAAAGATGCCCTGTTTGACAAAATCTGCGCATCATCGTACCTTCCTGTTCTGCATGCTTCGTTTCATCATCATTTCCCTTGCCTTCCTCTCCCTCCCTTGTGCCGCCTTTCCCTCGCTTGAACGCGACTTGGAAGACATAAGCCCAAACGACGTTGACTGGAACGGTTACTACACCACCTCTGACGGTGAAAAAATTTACTGTCCTGAAGCCTTCCGCGAAAAACGCAAGCAATACGCCATAAAAAAACAACGCGAAAGAACTACAAACTGGATTATGACCTTTGCCATCATCCTCCCTTCATGCGCTATTGGATATGTGATTTACAAAGAGAAAAAAGAAAAGGTCCGGAGAAAAGCTGAAGAAGAACCGTGCCTTAAACAACTGAAAGAAGAACAGGAGCGACAGAAAAAGAAAGCGGAACGGTTAGAAAACCTTAGAAAGGAAAGAGAAACAACATCCCAAACAATCGGACTTCTCCTGCGTACACCGGAAAACGACATTATCGGACAACTCAAACAAACCTGTCAAACCTCTTTAAACCACATAAATCAATATATAGAAGAAAAACAAACAGAACAAGGACTGGCCTATGAACAATACATTGGTTACCTACTGGAAAAAGAAGGGCATATCATTTTCTACCGTGGTGCAACTTCTAGCCTTCAAGACAAAGGAGTAGATCTCATTGCCATAAAAAACAATCATGTCCGTCTCATCCAATGCAAATGCTTTAATGAGGACATTCAAAACCATCAAATCCAAAAATACCTTGGACATATAGCATTCGACTGGAAATTTGCACAAAATGCCCCCATTCATGGCTTCTCCCACACATGGGAACTCTACTACACCCCTTGGCTCAGCAAAGCTGCATATCAAGCCTGTAGGGACAACCACATCCAACTCACTAAACAAAGTGCCGGTATTGCCCCTCTGGTCAAAGCATTCCATTTTGAAGGGGAAAAACGCTATATGCAATCCGGCCAGCAATTTTATGACCACATCATCAGCTATATAGACGGTCAACATTACAGACGCTTTTACAACCCGGAAGAGGCAGAAGCCGCTGGATTTTCCCATCTGCAACTCATTGACAACAATACCGTCAATCTCATCAATCAGCAAACAGTCACAGCATACGCTCAAACACACCCGCAAACACCCTTGGAAACCCTCACCTGCCCTTGGCTGGACTTTTAAAATCAGAAAAAATATTCCAAAATCATCTTTTTACAAAAATCGAATTGACGACAAATGATTACAGGTTATAGTAACCAGCAGATGCCAAACCAACACGATCCAAGAAAGCGAAGTCTTGCTGTATACATCTCACGTGAACGCTACTACCAAGTTAAGCGTTTGGCGGCGCGTGAAGGTATCAGCATGTCTCGCCTGCTTGAAATCCTTGTTGAACAAGCCGTCCGTGATATTGAATTAACACCAGAAGACTATGAACAAATTGCCTCAGAAATTAGAAACGCTCGTTCAGGAAAAAAAGTCGATTACCGTAAAACTAAACAATGATATTTTTTTCAAACTGAAAGCATTAGCTGAAAAAGAACATCGCTCGAAAAGTGCACAAATTTGTTTTTTTATCGAACAAGGTTTTAGTAACCTAGAATATCAGTTAAATCTGGAACAGGCAATAAAAAATAATCGCAGGTTTTAGTAACCTTATTTTTTAACTGCCCTTCCATTTATGACCCCGGAAGAACTTAATGCTCTGGCTGAACTCGTCACAGAGAAACTCTGGGACAAGTTAGCTGTCGTTGGCGCGGCCAGCATCTTCCGTTCCACAGCCGCCAACCCTTCCCCTGTCGCGGCGCCTACGCCGGATGACTACATTTCTACGGATCAAATCACCGAGGAATTCGGCTGTTCTAAACAATGGCTTTATAACCAGCGCAAACGCCATCCCCAATGCTCCAGACTTGTAAAAAGCAATCCTTGCGACCAGCGCGGAAAACGCTTCTGGAGCCGTTCTTATATCAGAAAAATAATCCATGAATCAGAGGAATCATGAACGCAAATCAACGCCTTATCCTCAATCTGGACACCAAATACAGCCGGCACCTGCTTTCCTTGCCGGAAACGGAACTCCGGAAACGCCTTGTTCACACATTAGAGCAACTGACGCACTACGCTTCCCTTGCTGATTCAGAAGTGCATCAGGAAGACCCTGTTTTTGGCAGTATGCTTTTTGCCCATCTAATCAATGTGGGAATTGCACAGCAAACAGACGGAAGTATCCACCTTACCCAGCGCGGTAAAGACTTGCTGTTTATCCTCGCGTGTTATCTGGACGCCACCATCACGGAATCAGCTATTAACTGACCTGCCCTGTGAACTACTCGCCCGTTCAGCATCATCACACCCAGAGCCGGGAATTTAAGTCTGCGCGGCTATCCCAGCGCGGAATCTGGATAACCCTTTTGCAATATTGCACCAGTCAGGAAAATAACGGAATCATTAAAAATTTCTCCGCCTGGAAACCTGCTGAAATCCGGAAAACGCTGAACGTAGATCCTGCCACTCTCCGGAAAAAATCCACCCTTTGGAATATGGTCGGGGAAGATCTGCATATTTACGGCTATCCCCACGACAAACAAGCCATTCTCAATAAAAAGCGTCAAACTCTGGCCAACAATACCGGAGTGCAACCATCCCGCCATCCGGAAAACAATCATACCCCGTCCTCGTCCGGAAAATCGGAAAATAAAACGCCTTCACTCGCATTCTGGGCCTTTTTGCGGAACACCTGCGTTATGGATGCTTGGCAAAGCAAAGACCTCAACCAAAAAGAATACGCCGCCGCCATGCAGGCATACCAGCAAACAATCACATGCGGAGATAGGGACTGGCAACTATTAAAAGCTTACTATAACGGCTACTACAAACGCGGCCAGACAAGAGACAGCCACAACAACAAATACTACTGTCCTGCCTCCCGTCTAAAATTCTACGAAGACATCATTGATGTGCTTACCAAGGCGGAATTATGGGCGAAAGACACGCGCTGGAAACCAAAAAATTCCCCGGCCAACGAGCCGCCGCCACAACGCAACCTTGCCATCCCTCCCCCTCAGGAAACGGACGTTCCCGTTACCCCCGAAGAACTTAAACAATTTTTTGACGAAATAAACCCGCACTAAACAACTGGAAAAATGAGATACTACATACACCCCTGTAAACTTCGCTTGAGCCGCCTGTGGATTTTTGACGACGGCGTTAGAAGCTGTTGTCGCGTCGCTGTCAAATTTGGCATCCGAAAACGGTATGCTGTCAAAGGAACCTCCGTCACCATGTCCCCCGGAGAAGCCAGACAGGAATTAAATTCTATGGAAAAAGCCCTGTTTCAGGGAGGTTACTGGCCGCTCTGGCTCTGGATATTGTGCTGTAGTGTTTACGTCCTCACGGCGATACAATTTTTATCATTCATTTTCAACATTTAATGCCGTGTGCAATGAACATTTTTCAAGCCTACTTAACCATCACAAAAAATATTAGTCATTATCTGCCACACCAGAAAAACGCCTACAGGAAAACCGCCATACTGGCGGCCATCGCATTAGGCTATACAACCCCAAAGAAAATATCTGATGCCATCTACATCGACCAAGAACGAGTGAAAAAAATAGCGAAACAACTTATTCTTGAAAAACTCATTACCTGCGAACTCCTTTCAACTTGGCCTTACCAAAATAAATACTCTTTAACCGCTAAAGGAGAAAAAATGACAATAAATCTTATGAATTATAAAACAAAACCACAACTTTCTAACTATGAATAACAATGTGAAAGAACGGCCCATTCTGTTCAGCGAAGACATGATCAGGGCGTTACTACAGGAATACAGCATGCCCGGCCAGTACAAGAATCAGACGCGCCGCACGCGCGGCCTGAACCGGTTTAATGATTTCCCGGAGCACCTGAAAGAAAGAGGCTGGGAGATTCAGGAGTTCATTGAGACAGAACCCGGTTTATGGCTTGCCGTCTCTAAAGACGATGAAGGAGATTTCCCGGATGATTTTAATCCGTGGGTAAGATGCCCCTATGGAAAAGCGGGTGATCGACTGTGGGTAAGAGAAACGTTTTTCGAGGTATATGATGATCAATTCCGGCCCACCGGGAAATACTGCTACGCCGCCACTCACCAAGGATATGTACATGTCTTGGACGAGGATGGAGGCATTAAAATAAACAAAGATGGAACGGAAGCGTCACCTTGGAAATCTGGTATTCACATGCCCCGGAAAGCGGCGCGGATTTTGTTGGAAATTACAGAAGTAAGAATTGAGCGGCTGTTAGATATTACACCGCAGGATGCCCGGATGGAGGGTATTGAAAGCGTCTGGCACGACGAAGAAACGGATGTCTGTTTATGGAAGGATTATTCAGGGAGATCCAATGGATTGGCTTTTGCCCTGATGTCTTACTTTTCCCTGTGGGATAAATTAAAGGGAGCCGGATCATCTAAAATGAATCCGTGGGTATGGGTTATTAAGTTCAAGGTTTTAACGATTAACGGAAAATTGAAATGAAAACGCATCAATGTCCTATCTGCGGGAGTAAAAGAACATTCCTCGATATAATACCTCAAGGATACCAATATATTTGTACTCAATGTGGCTTGTGTGCCCTGCGGCAATTCACGCCCCAAGAAGCCGCAGAGGCTTGGAATGAGCTTGTCTTCAAGTTCCCTCCCGTCATGCGGGTCTGGCCGGGAGACAAGGTGAAACTTTTCGGGGAACGGCGGGCTAGAAGGATCATCGGGAAAAATGCAGGCCGGGGTGTTCTTTATCTGGAAACGTTTTCCGGGCCGCCTGAACCCGTGAGGCATGACGATGTGATTCTGTGGCCCTGGGAGCTTAACAGGAAAAAAGAGAAGAACAGTAAAAACGATTAACAATTAACAAGAAAGAATACGAATAAACAACGCCGCAAAGAGTTGGAAGATCTGCATGACGACCTCCAAAACCTTCTCGAGAAGCTGGAAACGATCATGGAGGAAGAAGAAGAGTATAAAGATAACCTCCCGGAAAACATGATCAACCGCATAGAACAATCATACAATGCCATTTACTCCATGCAGGAAGCCTGTGAATGCATAACAAGTGCCATAAACAACCTTGAAGAAATCGAATAATCCCCATGAACAAGACAAGACAATTTGACGACATTAAAAACGGCGAACTGATACGCTTCCTTGTTGAGCCTTCATCATCTCCTTACGAAAAGGAGGGAAAAGCACATTGGGATTTTGGCATTGTCGTGTGCGACTATATGAAAAATTTTTTCGCTGTTACCACTACAGGGAAATGGAGTGCTTTTTACACTTTCAATATCCGCAAGGACGGCATGGATAAATCCGGGAAAGGGGCCAAACAGATTGCCTTCCGCATCTCGCCGCAAGAAGCGGAAAATAATGTTGCTATTCAGCTGTTTTTAAGAATCCGTGAACAAATAAAAGCACTCGAAAAGGAAGCAAGGTGCCTAAATAAACAAATAGATGAAGGGGAAATAATCATGTTTCCGGAATATCCGTTGCCTGAGGATTAAACGCTTGATTTATGTCAGCATGAAGTCTGGAACGATAAAGAAGAAAAAGTCCGTAAGAAGGAAAACGGCGGCACCGAAGACGGTTGTCCGGCAAAGTTACATCTTGCGCAAGCGGCGCCTGCTGGCCATGCTTTGGAATCGCGTGAATGAGATTGAAAAGCGCGTGCCGAAGTCTCTGGATGAAGCCGTGGAGTTATCCCGGCAGTCCCGAAGATGGAGGAAGAGACTGGCAAGGTTTACCAAATTGAAAACGACGGCATTTCCGGCTTATGCCCTGCTTGTGGATTGCTGGGGTAAGTCACTACTGCTTGGAGCCGGCACCCGGAAGAAGATGGAGGATCTGATCAACAGCTCCGAATCAGTCAGGAATGCCGGGTATAAACTGGTTTGCCTGAGCGAACTGATGACAGGTTCACCGCAGATCGACAAGATGGCATTTGCACAGGGGAAGGAGGGCCTATGAAGCTGACGCCTGAACAGAAAGCTTTTTACGAGTACGGGAAAGCCCGTGGAATTCTGAAAGAACGGAAAGAATTGATGATCTCCATGGAGGGTGAATTCGATGCAGCTATTTATTACCCGGAATATAGGGAATTGTACCACATTGAAGAAGCTATCCGCGACGCATGGAAGAAACGAGCCATATGTAGGACGTGGCAGGTTAAAAGATACTGCGGTAACTGCAAATATTCAGACTATTCTGAATGGGATGTGCCATGTTTCGAATGCTCTCATGCCAACATCGTAGAAAGCATAGACTGGTGGAAGCCGAGAAAGGAGGAACAGGACAATGACTGAGCGGGAAAAGGCTTTTGAGAAAGCCAGAAAGATTTACGCCCTTGTTCAGGAGGGAATAGACGGAGAAAAGGAGTCCGCAAGAGTGGCGTTTGAACGCATTTGCCGGGCACACGGTTTCGGCGAAGATGATTTCAATGATGAAATAATCGGCGAGTTTGAGATGCAGTATAAAAACCAGATGGAAATGAAGCTGGTCGCCCAGATTGCGGCGGTGTGCCGGGGTTCCTACGGTTCTTATGAATACAAATCGTATTTCAAGACGGTGTATCTAAAAGTTTCCCGGAAAGATTACGTCAGGGCCATGATTATGTATGATATGCTGTTGCCCCATTTCCGGAAGGAGTTCAGGAAGGGCAATAACAAGTACAAGGAAAATTTGAAGTACTGGTCTGATGCGGAGGTTATCGGTGAACATGGTGCGAGGTTTTGCGTTTTGAAACGCAAGCGGATTAAAGCCGAACAGGCCCGGTTCCGGAAGAAGTTCGCTTCCGCGTTTATTCTGGTGCATGATTTATATCCCAAGAAGGAGAATGGAGAAGATGCGGAAGCCGAGGAATGGGAAGATGAAAATGAACAGGGGCAGAAGCTGATCGGCAAGCCCGGCGGCAGGAAGAAGGCGTTTCAGAAAGTCGATATGGAGCAGGTGATGATCTCCATGGGGATTTCCAGGATGGAAGTAAGGGACAGAGTAACCAATGGAGAATTGCCGGCATGAACAAGAACTATGAATTCGTCTATTCCCGGAGCCACGACGAAATGAGGGCCAAGGGAACCAATATCTACGTTACGCAGGAAGGAATCCACGAATGGAGCGCAATCAGGCGTCCTTGGAATTGGACAGAGCAAAGACACTACAGTTCCACTCCGTCAGGAGCCGTTAATAAGTTGTTGCGGGCGGAAGAGAAAGAAGGATGGAGATAAAGAGAAATGAAGGACTGGACAGGGAATAAAAGGACGTTAGGAGCCTTGCTGGTATTGTCATTGCGATACTATTCGCAAGCTATGGTAGCTAATTAAAAACTCACTATATACTTTTCACAAATCCCATATCTTCAACAAAACTTCTAGCTATGTTTCTTATAGAAGCCAAATCATCACACAAAACACTACTAAATTTTTTTATTAAATCATCTATTTTTTGCTTATTATGATTATTTTCATATTTTTTATCTAAACATTCTAATATATTTCTAAGAAAACTCAATTCTTTTAAAGACATTCCATCATTCACTTTAAGTTCATTTACAATAATATCTGCCGATACATCATCTGTTAAAATTAAATAAGCTATATTCCTCTTAAAACAGTAACAATAAACCACAATAACAAACAACAATCTAAAAGCCTCTGGAGATTCTGTTATTTTTCCATGTCTAGACATTTTTACAGATACTTTTAGATAACGAACAAATTGTTCAACATCACGTAATGTATGATTATTTCTTCTTAAAAGATACGAAACACTAAAACCAGTGTATTTTTTAGCAAAAAATTTTAATTCATCGTCTTTTTCAACTAAATATTCAAAATAAAAGAATAGGTCATTTTTAATATTTAATGAAGGAACTAAAGAAACACTTAATTTTAAAAATTTATTCAAATACCTATTAGAATCAACATATTCTCCATAGACATGAGAAACAGATGCACTTAACTGCTTCATATTTGCTACTAATAGAAAACTCACATTGGGAACATCAAAGACATGTTTAATCTTCTCTAATAAGGTAATGGAAAAATCCGGACGGCAACGATCCAACTCGTCAACCACAATAATCATCCTCTCATCCCTAGCAAGTTCAGCAAGAATACTCTTCAACGTTTCAATATTACTATTAGATTCTTCATACTGCTGTAAAAAATCATTCACTATAGCATCCACCCCCTCTTCCGCAGACTTCTTAATAGCATCCGAAATCTCGTCTCCGATGCTATCTGCGTTCTGCTTCAAAAGCAAACCAATAGCTGCCTTTGCTCCGATTTTGAAGCAACTCTTTGCTACAGCTATACTGGCATTTTTCCACTTCTGATAACGCTCAGAACTATCCCCGTTTCCCTCTTTATCCTTTATAAAACGTGCAATATTGCCGAGCAACATCAATAACGGATCATCCCCATGATCTTCCGCAAACGCATCAATGTATAGACATTGACACCTTGGAATGTTCTTATTCGTCCCACCTTCTTTACTCTGATCTGCTCTAATCAAATTAATCAGTTTATGACAAAACTCCGTTTTCCCAACTCCCCAATCCCCATCAAGCACCATTGGAGAAAACTCATCATCCATCAATAAATTAATTATTTTTTCAGCAATTACTCTCCTCTTAAACTCATCCCTATACTCAAACGTCAACTCATCATTGCTCATATCTTCAAAAAACTAAAATTCTTTCTAAAGTCAATAAAAACAAATAAAATGAATGACTACGACGCCAGAACAGAAACCCTCATCTACTACACTGAATACTGTCAAATAGCGGGTCTTTCCATCGCTCCAGAAAAACTTCTCCACGATGATATACAAAAATCTGTTAACACTAAGGGCCTCTGTATATGGACACCAAACCTTGTTTTTTTCGCATGGGAAATAGGCGATCGAACACTCTGGGTAGAGCATGCCATAGGATACCTTTCTGACCTGCTTCCGCTGGCATCAGCCTATGGCCCGGAATGGAAAGTCAGCTACCAACACCGCAACAAAATCCGCCATCAAAATATGCACCGTTTACTAGGTAGACTATAATATTTTTTGTGTAAAAAATTGTGTAAATGAATTATAAATAATTTATAATCAACATTAATATAATTCTACCGCGTACCATTTTTCTTAAAACCCCGTTCCTTTCCGGACGGGGTTTTTCATTGCCTCCCTCCAGTTAATAGATATAGCATCTTCTTTTCCCCGTAACAGGCTCAATTGAAAAATGCCGGCATAAAGAGACGGTTAATGCAAAAGTTTGCGTTGATAAGAAAAATACGGGATAATCCTATCTTTACTCACTTACAGTGAAAGATATAATGAGTATTTAACCTCATTGGTCTCCCATACAGGGAAAAATGTTTTTCCAACTTTTTTTGAACACAAGCCCCTTCCCGGGACGCTAATGGTAGGAGGGCAGCTTAAGGCCCCAGCCTTTACCCCCTCCTTCCCTGATGAAACAATGACTATTAAAAGCCCGGCGGAAAGCATTCCGCCGGGCTTGCTTTTTATGAGACTCCACCGGTTAAAACGTCCGGGAAATTAACGGGTAGTCAAACGATCATATAACTCATTGGCATATCTATGATTGGGATGGTTCACATTCATATACGCCTCATAAAGAGGATGGGATGGATCCGATTCCATCCGCATGGCTTCCTCCGCGGGGGAAGGCGCCGCATTTCCTGTATGATGGAGAGGAGCTTCATCAAGCAGGCGTGATGCCTGGTACAACAGGCGGATTGCATCCGGATTGGAACCGAGTCCCGGATTATCCAGTAAAGCGTCCGCATCCACCCCTGTTTCAGAGGCAAGCCGCCGAAGAACGGCAGCAGCCCTGCCCATGTTGCGTTCATAATTAGAACCCCATTCCTGCTGAAGGGATTGTTCCGCCTGCATTTCCATCTCCATCCGGGCATCTTCCATGTGCTCACGGGCCTCGTTATATGCCTGGGCCATTGTCTCCTGAAGAGCATTCATTGCCTCCGGCGGTACTCCGTAACGATAGGCCGTGCGGGCCATACGCTCTGCCAGCCCGGCATTCCATTCGCTTTCCGGCGTGGATTCAGGACGTTCCAGACGGTATTCTTCCTCCGACTCCGGCAATCCGGCCAGCCGGCGGAATCGCGCCATCTGTTCTTCATTCTCCACACCGGGATAACGTCGCAGGCGTTCCAGCTCCGCATAACTCTTCGCCAGAGCCTCCGGCGTCTTAAACTTGGAAAGAGATTTCTCCATCCCTTTCAACTCATCAAACCGGGCGTACCAATCCGGAGCAAAACCTCCGTCCTCACCCAGAAGGGGAGGAAAAGGTTCAGTTTGAACTGCGGTTTCGGACAGCGCGTCCGTCTCCGGGGAAACGGCCCCGGAACCCTCCGCATCCCTGATAGGAGCGGCCATGCTGTTATCAATGGAATCAATCATTTTTCTCTTCTTCTGTAGTTTCTTTAATGGCTAATTGAAGCTGGCGGCGGATGTACAGAAAGATCTCCCTGTAGGCATCCCTCCTCATGGCATCCAGAGGATCGTAATTCCCCGGACTTCCTTGAAAAACGGGCAAATCAGTCTGGAAACGGGCTTCCAGAAAGGAAAGAGTCTCACGCCCGTCCGGGGTGTCAAACACCCGGAGAAGCTGGCGCCTTTTGAAACGGGCCTCCCGGACGGAGGCCTCCTGCTGCAATGTCGTATCCTGGTTCATTTCTGAATCGCGGTTAACTGGTCAAGCAAGGGATTGAGGGAAGCATAAGGATCCTCTTCCGCCGGAGCCAGGGAGGCTCCCTGCTGGAGGTCCGCCCGTTCCTTCCGCATGGCACGGACATCGGCCCAGGGCCTCAGCATGCTCTCCGGGGCGCCGTCCACACGGGCGGACAGGCGGAAACAGTGGTCCCAGTCCACATGATCCGCCAAATCCGGGGCAGCCTGCATCATCATATTCAGCCGCTGAAGGCTGCGGTCCATCCCTTCACTCTGCAAGCGCCTGAGCACCAGGGCAATCTTTGACTGATAGACAACCCTGGGTTCTCCCACGGCAACGGAGCCGTCCCTCCCTACCCTCAATACCGCACGGGGTGGCCTGGGAAACTTGCCCATCCGGAACAGCAGGGAAAAAATGCGTGTCATTGTGGAATACAGATCACTCACAAACAGCGTGAAGGAAGGAGAAAACATCAAGACGCGCTCATTCTCCCGCGCCATGACCTCCGTGGCAGTCATATTGCCGCGGTGCCCGCTCCAAAGCTCCAGCATGGGCAGATAATAGGCACGGCGTATCGCATCCTGCTTCTGTGCCAGACGGTCCATCCCAACATCATACCTGCCCTGCGTAGCCCATTCCCGGGGAAGGTGAAGGGAAGCGGCCTCCGGGGTAATGACGGTCCTGCCGCCGGCCCGCAAATCCACTTCCCCAATCTGGTTGGCGAGCTCCAGAATACGGGGAAAGGCGGCCACCTCGCCAAGAGTATCCAGAATACGGTTCAGGAACTGCACCTGCTGGATGGCGGGAAACACCAGCCTGCCGGGAGCCAGACCGTACGGGCCGCTGCCCCACTTCAAAAAGCGGGTCACCAGATAAGGGAACTCCATGTATCCCCCTTCCTCCACAATCACCTGGTCGTCCAGAGACAGGTAAACGCTTTCAAACGGCATGTGGGAGGCCTGCTCCCTGCGGCGGCTGCGCCGGGTGCGCGGGCGCACAACATGCAGAAACCTCAGAGTTGTGGCATACGGATTGCCTCCGCGCTCCAGAACTTCCCGAGCCTTGGGCCCCAGAGCTTTCACCCCGAACATGGAGCGTGCCTGATGAGCCGTGTAGGTAAACTCCCTGACGTAGGTATCCACCCGGCCTTCCGCATTCTCCGCACAGGCGAACTGTCCGCACGGAATATTGGTAAACAACAGCCTTCCGTCCGAGGATGTGCCCGTAAACAGGCTTCCGGTCCCCAAAGCCACCCGGTCCAGAAAACACTCATGGATCTCCGTATAAAAATTGGAAACGGACAATTCTTTCAGGGCAATTTCCGAACACTGGTTATACCAGGCCTCCGCCTCGTCGCCTCCCCGGTCATCCGGAGCCGACCACTTGAACCATACGTCATGGCTGGGCGTAATATAGGACATATGGCCGCTGGCCAGCTTCTGGCATGCCTCCACAGCCGTAGTATCCGTCATGCGGTCCATGGCGTCCCTGTTGGGTAGGGAAACCTCCCCTTCCCGATTCAGGCGGCGAGGCAGCACGTAATCCCTCAGACGGTCCCACCACGTTTCCCATGGCGCGCGCTGGGCGGCCAGGGACTTGTACACGGAATTCAATTCCGCAGTTCTTTCTTCCATGGCAGCACCTATCCCAGAGTTTTCCTAAGCAGAGTCCGCGGATTGACCTCTCCCTGCCCGGCGGAAGAATGACGGCGCGCCAGAATGGTGGAAATCATTCCCTGCCTCTGCCGTTCCCGGGCCTGATAATCTTCCCCTACTTCTTGTTCCACGCTCTCCGCCTTGACCGGGATGGTCTGCTCCGGAGCAGAAGCGGAAGGTGTGGACGGTTTCATAAATCCCATAATTTCTTTTGCTTTCTATTCATGGTTGATACTGATTCTCCTTCCCTTCTGCCGGATATAAGGCTCCAGAGGATGCCGGACGCCCGCCTCACAGACAATCCATGCGGCGGGAGCGTTCTTTTCCCATGGAAGGAAAGGGAGCTCTCTCCACCTGCCCGGACAATCCGGGCAAGTGCTTGCATTTATCAAATAAACAAATCGGCAAAAAATGCACCTGAGGAAAAACCGGACGCATACATGCCATTGGTGGCATCAAAGAGGTCGCCTCCAAACGTGATGCATTCCGCATCCGTTTCCTCCAAAACATAGGGCGCTATGATCAATGAATCCTTACTTCAGCCGGATACGCCATCCGCGCTGGACATCTGCAACGCGGCCCTCTCCAAAATAGGGGAGGCACCTCTGGACGCGCTGATTGCCAATGAATCCACGGCATCCCGCCTTTGCGTTCTTCATTACCATCCGGCCCGCAGGGAAACCCTTTGCATGGCGCGCTGGACCTTCGCCGCCACGCAAACCACTCTGGACTCCGTTTCCGCACAGGCGCCCAATTCCCTGACCCCCTATCAATTCACGCTGCCCGCAGACTGCCTGCGCGTGCTGGATGTGGAATGCTCGGAATGGAAAATGCAGGGACGCCGCATTCATGCTTCCTGCGCCCCGCTGCCCCTAAGCTACATTGCCGATATTGAAAACGCCGACCAATTCGATCCCCTCTTCATGGACGCACTGGCCACCCGGCTGGCAGAAAAACTGGCCATGCCCCTGACGGGCAACCAAAGCCTGCGCCAGAATCTTAACCAGGAATTCCATAAAATCATTCTTCCGCAGGCGGCTACCGTCAATGCGGTGCAGTGCTTTTCCAATGATTCCCACCCGCTGCTGGATTTGCTGAGAAAAATCAAATCGCCCTCTTGCCCGGAAGAATGTGAATAACATGAGAATAATAAGAAAATAACATAATAATAAGTTGTGAATACATGCTCATGAAAGCACTGGATTTCATACAGATATTTGCCTCCAACGTCCGCAGGCTGGACTTCCGCCTCAGCAGTGCCCAGGTCATCCTGGCCGTCATTGCCGGGTACAGGCGCCACAGCACCATTACGGAAGCTACACGCCTGCACCCCAATACCGTCACCAATATCCTGCAGGATCTCATTGCGCAGGGATACGTCAACCGTATTGGAGACAGCCGCCCTTATGTTTACCGGCCCACTGCGGATGGAGAACAGCTTGCCGGAAACCTGCTGGACAAAAATACATTCCCCGGCACATGAACAATCCCCTGCTCAGTACAGAAGAAAAACGCCGCTGGCTGGCCCGCGTTTTCCGGGACGAGGACGGAGAATACTCTCAGGCGGACAAATTCAAGGCGCTGGTGGAAGACACCAAACTGGCGGCCCTTCAGCAGGAAGAGGAGGAATTCAAACGCCAGCGGGAAATAGGCGCCGCACCGCAGGACCCCATCCTGGCTCTGCTCCAGGCCATTCCTCCTGCGGAGCTCAACCTGCATCAGCACCCCCTTTCTGAAAAATAAATAGAGGAATTAACTGACAAGCCTTCCAGATTCAAAAATCCTGGATTTTTTTGGAAATTGGATTCTTTAAGGAGTTGGAACGTAGCAACACTTTGTAGAAAAATTATCAAGCATTGTGGAAAAACGCCCTTGACCACCTCTCCTGTGCTATGTCTGCAACATTGTTGCCATCCCCTTGCAAGAGGACAACAGGCCGCCCCAGCCCACCGCCTCGTCGTCCTCTTCATGCACTCTGCAAGGAGTGCGACGGGCGGAAACCCGCAAATAACAATCACCATTCAGGTTTCAATCCACGCACTCCTTGCAGAGTGCGACTACAGGCGGCGATGTGTGATGTGCTGAGGCTTCCGTTTCAATCCACGCGCACTCCTTGCGGAGTGCGACGCCGCATAGCACATGGGAGATTGTCCTACGCCGGGTTTCAATCCACGCACTCCTTGCGGAGTGCGACAATAGGCAACCGGGCGGCCTGCCTCGCTCTCTAGTTTCAATCCACGCACTCCTTGCGGAGTGTAACGTCGCAATGCTTTGTAGAAAATTTATCAAGCATTGTGGAAAAACGACCTTAAACACCCCTCATTGCAACGCCTTTGCATCTCCCTTGCAGGCGGCCAGCAGGTCTCCCCAGTCCACCGCCTCGTCGTCCTCTTTGGAGACATCCTCCGGGATCATCCGCTCCCTGGCATCGGCCAGCAGGTGCATCACTCTGGCCCGATCGCTGGCCGGCTGGGTATCCAGTCGAGGATTGCCGGTCGTAACGACAGCAAACCGGGAGGCGTAGCGCTCCGGAGAGGCCGTCAGGCTGTACCAGCACCAGGCCGTCCATGAACTCCACGGCGTGCGCTGGCTCCATGGTTCATCAATACGTGCCAGCGCGGCGGGCAAACTGGTCAATGCCGCCCGTCCGATAGTCCAGTCCTCCGGAGCCAGGGCATCCATGTTCTCCCAATCCATATCCCGGAGCAATCGCCTGGCGACCCGGCCGCGCAAGGCGTACAAACAGCCGTAAATCATCCACTCCCCATCGACCAGCGAACCGGAGGCGTACATCTGGCACCAGGGCCGCTCCTGCATCCAGCGTAGCCAACCTCCATCCAACAGGGCCGTGTCGCAGTCGATCTTGACCAGGATGTCGTCATCCCCTGCTTCACGGCACATCTCGGAAAGCATTCCCCGGATGCAGTCAGGCCCGCGCAGATTGCCGTGGCGTTCCCAAGAGGACTGCACATACTCCACGCCCATGCTCCGGAGAACCTCCGCCGTCTCCTCCTGTACCGGATGGGAAGCATCATCCACCACCGTCACGCTGGCACAGGGTACGGCCATCCGGGCGCACCGCACGCAGGCCGCCGCCTCGGCAGCGTCTCCAGCATAAGAAAAAATGAATATCCTGATCATACTGCCGAGTTATTATTCCGCCGGGCCGTCGGGATAGGTACTCGCCACCTTAATCGGCAGCTGTATATCGCCCAGCATATGCTGTATCACCTGCTTGTCCTTAATCGTCGCCACGTGGAAAGAATAGGAATACTGCTCCTTTTCCCCTTCCTTCGCCGTCAGCGGCGGATAAATATCAATCGGCCCCTGCTGGGTGCTTACGCCAGCAGACACAAAGGCCCCTTCCTTGTTGACGATGCAGTTTACCCACACTTCCCCGCTGGTTTGACCAAGCGTTTTCCACCCGTTGTTATCGCCGGGTATCTGGCCGATTTTGGCTCCATCCATCAAAAAGGCCACTTCCCTCATCCGGGAACCGACCACATTGGAAAAATCATCATCCCAATCTAACGCTACCTGGAGCGCATAAATGGGAGGAATGGCCGGGGCGGAAGCCCATACCATCTTGCCCTCCGGACCGACTGTCGGAGCCGGCGGAGACTGCGACGCCTCCATATCCCAGGTCAATCCCGTCGCCGGAGTGTCCGATTTATCCAGATCCTCATCCAAATCCTGTTGCGCGGCAGCCATCTGCCGCACCCGGTCAATCATATCCTGGAGGGACAAATGGCCAGGCGCTCCCAGGCGGAGGGAGGTTCTCCCGCCGCCCGCATCAACGCTGACGCTTTGGACTACCGTGTCCATCGTCAGGTACTCTTCTCTGGCTCCGCTAATGATCAGCTTGCGGCCTACCACAAAACGAGGCTTGATCGCATGCAGAGCCGTCACCTGGCCCTCCCAGGGCGTCACGCGGGTAATGTCGTAATAATCCCGGAGCGCGGCAGTATAGTCAGGCACGGCCGGCTCATCTGCGCTGCCCCCTGTGCTGCCCGAGGGCGGATCTCCGCCTCCATCCCCTCCGTCTGTGCCCTCCTTGTCAGCTCTGTACTTGCGCCGTTTGACATTGATGGTGCGGCAAGTCCAGGTGAACCAGTTGCAATAACAAAGCTGGCCGCCACGGTTCTTTTCTATGGGGAACAGCATCTCGCATCCTTTTGGCGGAGGCTGTGTAATCCAGGCGAACTGGCGGAATTCCACGTAACTCCATTTAATGGTCTTACAGGCTTCCGACAACTGGCCGGATACATGCTCGAATGCTGTCGCGTCGGCAGAATAATTGGACATGTCCATTCCTTCAACATTGGCGACCCTGTTTTTCTTGATGGAGCCGAACTTAACGCCGGACACGGCAGACAACCCCGGAATTTTGCTCCTCCACCACTCGGCGGCATCATCCGCCCCGGAAGGGAAATCCGCCCCTCTCACCTCCACCACAGGCTTGGTGAAATTCCAGCATGGAGACTCGCTGGGGGCTGTATCATCCCCGTCGTCCCCGCTGCTGACCGAGGCGGCCATCTGGACAGTGACACACCCTTCCTGGTGCAGACTGGCCCCCCTGGGCCAGGACTGGGTGTCGACCACCAGGTCGCCAGCCGTCAACACAACGCCCACCGCCGGGGGAACCAGATCCGGACGTGGGTACAGCATGATCTCGGAGAGACGGTCGGCCACCCTGTCCAGCCGCGCCTGTTTCAAATCCGCGCCATCGGCAACATGAATCACCGGGGCAGCGCCGGAATAGTCTACCCACATCACCATGCCGGGGCGCAGGGATAACAATTTCCGCAGAACGCCGGCATACGTATCGCAGGACATGGAGGAATCCCAGGCGGTGGCCGCCGCCGGCACGGTCACATCAATGCCGGTTTCGGGCGGGAGCAATCCATACTGCCGGGCAGCCTCCATCACCCGGCGCAACGCATCAGCAATCTTAATTTGGCGAGGCACATCCTGCCCCGTCCCGGAGCTGACGCTAAAGGATGCCCCTACAGACCCTCTCAACGCTCCGGACGCGCCAAAGTACAGCGCCGCCTCCAAAGGCTGGAGAATATCGCAAGCCTCAATGTTCCAGCTCCAGGCGTCGCCGGACTGTTCCAGGGAGCACTTGCGGATCGTGCCCTCCAGGATGGTCACGCCATCCCATACCACGCGCACCGGCTCTTTATATAGATAGGGAGCCGTCTCATCCCGCGTCCTGGCCAGCTGCCGCCAGGAAACGCACATCGGCGTAAAATTCTGCCAGCTGTAAGACGCGTCTTCCAGGGCCTTGTCCGTAAGTTCAACAGTCTTCATCTGCGTGGTCCGAATTTCCCCTGGGAATCAATCTTATCCAGCCGCGCCTTGAGGCGGGCCACTTCTCCGGACAGTTTGCCCTGGGCGGACTGCGCGGAGGAATACCTGGTTAAAATCTGGTCAATCAGTCCGATCATCTCATTAAACTCATTCCCTGCTTCCAGGCGGCGGTCATCATTTTCCAGCCTGCTTTTAAGATGTTCCAGCAGCTTGCGCTCGCCCTGAGTTACAGATGTTCCCCCGTCTCCCTGTTCGGAAAGAACCTTCTTCAACATCTCTTCGGCGTACGGAAGCGCTCCTATCGGCTCCTTGTTGGCGATCTCACCGGAGCGTCCCAGCACCTTACGACGCATTCTGGCCAGCCAGTCATCCAGCTCCAGCACCTTCTCCTGGCCATCGTGCAGCTTGCCGGACAAATTGGTCACATCCTGGGCAGTGCGCTCCAGATCGCGCAACTCCTTATCATTTTTCTTGATGGCCCGTTCCTTCTTGAGGGCATCCTGCCAAGCCTTAATGGCCTGCATAGCCGCCTGGGCAATCCCCTTTTCATCCTGATTGGTTGAATGCTTGGCAGCCTCAGAAAGTTCTTTGGCGAATTTCTCGGCCGCCTTGGCATCCTTCAAATCCTTCTTGTCCCAGGCGCTGCGCGGCAGTGCTTTCAACCGCGCGAAAATATCGGAAAACTGTTTGAGCTTGGCGGCCAAAGCGTCATTGCCCTCAAAGCTCTCCGCATACTGCTGGAAGCGTTCCATGCTGGCATCCAGCCGTTCATTGGTTCTGGCCAGAACCTCCTTCTGCTTCTCCTGGTTCCTCTGCCTGATTTCAATTTCCTTGCGGAGCCGGTCTTCCAGGGCTGAGGCCATCACATCGGTATGTTTCACGGCATCCTGCTGGGCGTTGGTCTTGGCCGTCTCTTGGTTTACGGCCTCGTTGGCCGCCGTCTGGGCCTGGTGCTCCGTCAGTACCCCCTTCAGCCTGGAACTGGCTTCCGCCGCCTGCTGCCTGGCGTCCTGCATTTCCCGGAGGGCTTCTTCCAGGCGGGCGGAGTCATCATCAATAGTCGAACGAGCCAGCTGTAAAATCCGAACATACTCGTCCCGCCGTTCATCGTCATTCATCCCGTTCAAATCTCCTACCAGCCCCGTTTTGCTGATGCGCTCATATAATTTCCCCAGCGCCTGCCGGTGCTGATCCACCTTCTTTTTCAAAAGCTCCTCGTTGCCCTTGTCCGTCTCGTTAAAGCTCATCCCTTTGGCACGCATGAATTCATGCTGGGCAGCCACAGCGGCCTCATAGTCCTGCCGTGCCTGGTCTTCATCCTGTTTGCGTGCCAGCGCGATCGGAGCGCCTGCCAGGGGCAGCATGGTGGCGGCGCGTGCCTGGTCTTTAATGGCCTCTTGTATTTTCTTTTGAGCATCCTTCTGGCGTTGCTGGATTGCCTTCCAGCGAGCAAGGTCTTCTTCCGCTCTCTTGGCGGCATCGGCCTCTTCCATGACCTGGATCGGCTTCAATCCTTCCACCAGTTGCTTGGATTGAGAAGAACGGGAAAACTCCAACAGTTTACGGTAGCGTTCCTCGGCGGCATCCGCCCTGGCCTGGGCCGTCTGTGCCGCCTGGTCAGCCTGCTTGCGCTCAATATCCATGCGCTCGTTGGCGTCTTTGGCATCAATCCTGGCCAATTCATCCCGCGCCTGGGATTCGGTAATCTCGCCCCGGATGCGGCGCTGGTTGATAATGCTGCGGTTCTTCTCGTTTTCAATTTGGAGCAGTTTCTGCTGCATTTCCAGCCCGGCCATGGCCTTGCGGTCAATGGCCTCAATGGTGCGCAGCCGGGCGGCGTAGGCGTCATTGACCTGCTTGACGCCTGCGGCTTCTTGTTTAAGAAAGGCGTCCTCCCGGTGCTGGGCACGGGCGGAATTGACGCTATCCTGCCAGCGGGCCAGCTTGTCCTGGGCTGCCTGGATGATGCCGGCCAGCTTGGCGTCAATCTGCTTGGCCTTGACGCCAAATGCCTCATTGAGCGACTCTCCTATAGACCAGCCAAGATCCCATGCCTGCTTACCCAATCCGATCACATTTTTGAGGTTTTGCAGGCCGCCGTTGAATTGGTTCCAGGACTGCATTGTACTGCTGCCCCAGGCTTGCAGCTTGCCGGGCAGAGAAGTAAGCGTGCTGATGCTCCGGGACAACAAGGATGCACTCCTATCCATGCGCTGGGAGGTCACGGTGAAATTCTTGCCCGCCTGCCTGAGGGCGCCGTCCATCGTCTTGACGGCATTGGACAGTTCCGCCGCTCCCTCCAGCCGCCAGGTCATGCCGCCTCCGGTGGCTGCCCCGGTATAAGCCGGAGCAGCGGTACCGCCCACGCCTCCGGAAAGTAAACTATCCGGCACCTGCTTGGCAGCCTTGGCCAAATCCTGCACCGCCTTGTTGGCTTTGGTCAGGTCTCCCAGGTTGGCCGTGGTTCCGATGCTGATGCTTACGTCATAATCCATAGGTCAATCAATGTCTCCTGTTAAAAAAAGTTGAATTTCCAGCACACCCCAAAACGTTGCGGCTCCATATCGCTGATCATTGGTCGGCGGCAAAGGCTGCACATGGTCAAGGGTGGCGTGGTATTCCCGCGTGCGCTGCGGGATGCCGGCATGATAGGCGGTCATCCATGTGACCATGCCCTCCGGGTACAGCGCCAGCAATTCCGCTATGTCCAATCCCCATGCCCTGGCGGCGGCGTAAGTGCTGAAAGCCCGCGCCAGGGAAAAAGACATCTGCAACCCGGCATTGCCGCGTGCCGCCTGGTGCATCCAGCGGCTGCCGATAACGGCCTCGCGCTGCACCTGGACGGAGGGAGCAACAGTTACCAGGGACGGCATCACATCCCCGTAACTGCACAAGGCCACCGCCTCCGGGGCATCGTCTCCGATTGGGCGGTAGATCACTGTATCTTGCGAACGATAGGCGTCCATAATCAGTCAAAGATTGCTGGTCGTGAAAAACCTGAAAAACTCCACGGCAGCGGGGTCCGTGATGATAAAAGCCGGGTAGTCCGAGGCTGTAAAAATCCTGCGGCCTCTGGTCTCCGCATGGACGGCCTCAACGGTTAAACACACTCCATCAATCATTGTATAGGTGCCGTCTTCCGCGAGGGTTATGGCATTTTTTCCCAGCCTTGCCCATACCTGGACGGCTTGCCAGTCCTCGCCCAGTTCCACCAGAGCGGCAACGACGGCGGCCATTGCCGGGGCCTGTTCCGCTGGTATTTCGTCCGCCGTATAGCGGGCCGGAGGGCGATAACCGCCCGCGTCCTGATAAATGGCCGTCAGGGTGAATTCCTGCCATTCGCCCGGCTTGGGGAACTGTATCTGTATTTCTGCGTTGTTCATGATTCATCAATGGGGGTGTTAATGTCCACAAAATCCGCCGTTTCTTCTGTTTCAATGGCGTTTCCGGCTATTGCTCCCAGGGCATAATAAACCGGGTTGACGTTGCCGGGCTGGTAATTGGTGCGTTCCGCAGAGCCGACAAAAACGTTGACAGATCCACCGGAAATTCCCGGTATATCCGTCACAATGGCGGAAAATCCCGTGCCCGTTTCAAAAGTAGTCACTCCGCGCACCGCGGCAATCTTCCAGAGATTCTGGTTGGTCCCTCCCCCGGTCAGTAAATACAATGAGCCGTAAGCCTCACCATAATCTCCTGCATTGTACGAACGGGGAGCATATTGCTGATAAATGACTTTGTTGACAAGATAGGGGATTGGCTCATTTTGCGAGGCAGGAATAAAGCTGGTTGTGGTCTTTACTTTCCAGTTCCGGCTGGTTTCGGCGGCGTAGATTTCCCGGACGCGGATGACGTATCCGTTCCGGGTTGTGTCCCGGACATTGGAAAATGTAATGTCCAGCATTTCCCCGGTATTATAGGCCAGATCATTTCCGGGGATGATACTGTAAGAATCCAGCGTTAAATCTTTCCGCGTCGTCTTGCTTCCCCTTCCCAGGCCCACGGTCAATTTTCCCGCGGACGTTAATTGCCAGGGGACGGCAAAACCCGCGAAACTGGAATAATTCCACTGGCCTTTAGGACCTGCAAAATAATGAACAATCGTGCTGTGAGTCCCGGACGGTACGTTCGTTTGCGCATACTGGCCGGGGATGGAAACGGTAGTTGCCGCCGTCCCCGTCGCCGTTATCGCGCCCGTGTCCAGATAAGCAGGCAGGGTAAAAAGGCCCGTCACGCCAGCCATTCCGGCGGCATACAGACGGTTGACCGCCCCCGTGTCCGTCGGCGCGCCTACGGCAAGCGGAATGTTGACGCCGCCGTTGGCGTTAATAGCCCCCGCCGCTGTCAGACCTCCGGCCAGCGTCATGTTGCCGGAGGCATCCACCTGCGGAATAGCCGCCAGAGCATTAGCCGCCGCCGTCGCGGAGTTGGCCGCGCTGGTGGCGGATGTCGCGGCGTTATCGGCAGCCGTGGACGCCGTGGCGGCGGACTGGCCAGCCGTCCGCGCCGCAGCCTCGGCGGTCGCGGATGATTGGCGCACATCCCTCCCCAGGCTGTCCAGTTGTCGCGCGGTAGCCAGCTCCATTCCTCCCAGGGTGATGCCGTCGTCATAGTCCACCACCACGGTCATCAGCGGGGCCATCGTGCCGTTCACCGTGGGCGGGTTAGTCACCTCCGTGATCAATCCGCGTCCGGGGACGGAAGGGGTCAGGACGGCGTGCATGCCCAGCGCGTAGGGCGTCATCTCGGTCCCTTCGCACACCTGGATGATAATGACATCTCCACGCGTCAGGGGAACGCCCGGCGTAAATACCCACGTGGCCGTCTGGCCGCTGCTCAAATCGGACACATAGGCGGAGGTTCCGATCAGGCTGTAAGCGCCGTCCGTCAGTTTCCAGATCCGCAGGCAATATTGATTAGCGGCCGGATTCTCGAAAAAATACACGGTGGAAATACTCGTCAGGCGGCAGCTGTCGGGCAGATGCCCGGCCAGAATCTCGTCTCCCCAGGTCATCGCGTAGCCTCCGACGATGGTCCAGGTGTCGGCGGCGTCCCCGCTGGACAAGGTGGATTGCCCGGTTGCCGCTTCCAATTCCACTCCTGCCTCCTTGAGCGCACCCGGCAGCTGCGCGGCCAGAGCGTCGGCTACCAGTTCGGACCAGTCGGCCAACACCTCTGCGGGCGGCGCATAATCCGCCGGCAGGATGTCCCGGCGCACCGTCACCCGGATCGGGCGGGACGTGTGCTGCGCTCCATCAGGGGCCACCAGCACCACCTCGGCCACCAGGGCCACGCTGTCCGCACTGTCCAGCGCCTCCTGGAGCGGCGCCGTATTGACCACCCAGGACGCTTCTTGCCAGTCATCCTTACGAACAAACCCGGTCACGGTCATGATCAGGTCAGGACTGCCTATCGTCTGCTTGACCGCCAGCGCCGGTGTGCAATTATCCAGGGCATGCTCCACACGGATGCGCACCGGCACCGTATCGCCCAGCACCAGGGACACATCCGTCACCGGCACCCCGGAGGGCCAGCGGAGCGCCATTGTTCTGCCATCAATTACCAGTTCCATGTCTCGTGATTAGGGTTGCGGAGGGCGGAGGCTGCCTGCCCCCGCCGCTCCGGGTTTTCATCAGGCCGTCGCCGGAGATGCCAATGCCTTGGGCGTCAGCTTTTGCAACGGGTTGTATTCAATGCTCAATTCCCATTCAGCGGTTGCCGGGTCGGATGCGAAATTCGGAGTATTCGTCAGCCGCAATCTTCCCATGACGCACCACTCCATCAGTTCCTTGCCGTTTTCGGCGTGATCCGTCAGGCGACCATATAGCCAGACCTTGATTTCTCCGTTGGACACAAACGGCACAGCTTCCTGGTTGTCTTCCAATTCCCCGGCCACGCCAAAGGCAAGTTGAATCACTTCCGGCGCAATGTACTGCGTGGTGAATTTAAGCTTGTACTGCTGTACCATAGTTACATCCTCCATTTCATACATGCCGGTGGCGTCATTCACGCCCTCAATCTGGACGTTCTTCTTGACCTGCTCCACTTGGCCGCTCTTGATTTTTCCCAGGTACAGCCAGGGGCCGGGGGCTTCGGAGGTGGGGATTGCCGGACATGCGTCCGCGCCCACTGTCTTGCTACCGTCCGTTGCCCCGAATTTGGCAATCCTGATCGGCATGCCGCCAATAAGGTAGTTCACTCGTCTTGTTGCACTCATAATGTTTAGTCTTTTGTATTTAATATTTAGTCTTTAGTTTGACGGGGCACGTCAGGCGTTAATACACACGCTTGGCGGCCTTGTCGGCTATAAGGGCCTCGGCCTGTTTGGCCGTTACCGTCACCAATGCGCCAGCGGCAAAGCGCCAGCCGTCAATCTCGGTGCCCGTTTTGAGGATGCGCACCTTGACGGCGGCTTCCTGCGTTGCTTCCCCCACGGCTGCTGCCGGGGCCTGTTCCTGTTTGGTTTCTGCTTTTGCCATGGTTCTTTATGGGTTGAAAAATTGTTACACTCGTATGCGCCGGGAAAGGAAGACCACCCTTCCGACGATGTTTTCCAGATCAGCCACATCCTCCGCCATCAAGTCCGCCGTGCCCACAAACCACGGCTCCTTAATCAACTCGTCTCCGGCATCGGGGTCCCAGCCTGACAGGGTGCGTATCACTTCGGCCAGCAGGGCGGATGACCGGCGCAAGCCGGAATCTTCCTCCGTCTTGGCCGTCACCATGACCAGAATGGCCGCCCGTGCCGTCCAGATGCGTACTCGGGCATTGTCGGCCCCCTGCCAGTCCATGCCCAGGCCGGCAGGCATGACGGCCACGGTTCCGTCATATTGACGGTTGGCCAGGGCCAGCTTTTGGGTTTGGTCATCCCGGTCATAGGGTTGTTCCAGCACCAGGGGGCGCAGGTTTTCATTTTCACGCAGGCGGTTGATGATCGCCTCGCAAAAGATAAATTCCGGTGAATCTTGAATCGTGTTCATTGTAAATCCAGGTATTGCATGACCGCCTGACGGACGGAGCGTTGAAAGGTTTCTGCGGAGGGCATCACTTCCGGCCTGGCTTCAATCGTGGCGGATTTAAGGAAATACCCCAGGGGCGTGACCTTGGCCGTCTTGCCGTTCACCTTCCTTTTATATTTGCGGACATGGGCCAGATACGGGCGGCCGTTTTCGGATTTCAGCACCATGACCTCCTGCGGATCATAGCCGGCTTCCGCCAGACTGCGGCGGCGTATTGGGGAATCGTCAAACGGCACCAGCAGGCTTTTAATTGGTCGTCCGGTAACGCGGGACGTCTTGCCCGACGGGCGTACCGTTCCCCCCATCCAATGCAGCCGCACTCCTTTCTTGGTGATCAGGACAACGGCCATGTTCCCGTCCAGCCGGGGCGGCGTGACGCTCTGCGAGGCTTCCGGCCAGAAATAGCGGGATTGGGAGGCGCGCCCCATTTCATCCAGACTATGAAGCACCTCGGCATAAACCGCCCGCGCTCCTTCCATGGCGGCGGCATTGGCGTCCACATGGGATAAATCCAGCTTGCCGGTTACGTCAACCTTGAGCCGGATCATGCCGCCTGTCCTCCTTTCCAGACAAGAGATTTACCGTCTTTCACGGCCCGCCCACCGGACAAGACGGCCACCTGGGCCATGACATCGGCATCCAGCCCTGCGGCGGAAGCCTGCAATCCGAAATTCATGGAGCCGCGTTTTCTGCCCTGGGCGGCAATCGCCGCCGCGTCTTCCGGCTTCACCAGGCCCAGGCGCCGGGCGTCATCCCAGGAGACGGGGCGCCGCCCCATGCCCGAGTTGTAATCATAGGGGGGATAGGGCAAATCGAAACGGGACAGGGCCGTCCAGATCGGCGAATCATTCAGGGCCACCATTTCCTGGGCGCTTGCTCCTTCTCCGCCTACCAAAGCATAAGCTTCACGCCATCGTGAGGGCCAGTCCCGTTTTTCCACCCGTTCCGCGATGCGCACCAGACGCTGGGCCGGGAACGCAACGGAGCCGCGGAACAGTTCCTGCTGCGCGTAGCCGGCCACCATGGCCTGGTTGGTTTCAAGCACCAGGTTCTGGCGTTGCACGGTGCGCAAGTCCTGTATGGTTCCTTCCTTGCCCTCCGGGGGCTGATACCCTTCGGAGGCCAGGTAGTCTCCTATCGCTTCGCGGGCTTCCGTCTTGGACAGGCTGCCGCCAATCATCCCTTTCACAGCATCCCTGTGTTCTTGAAGGATATGAGCTTCATCCACCAGCGCCATGAAAAAGGCACGCTCGCGGATGTCGGCGCGCATGCCTTCCCACTGCGCCGCAGTAAGCTTGACGGGCAGCAGTTTCAGGGCATTGAGGATGTCGATCAGGGATGGCATGGTCTTGGTTCGTTACATGACGCCGTTACGGGTGCGCGGCCCCCAGCGGATGGGGCGGCCGGAATAGTGGGGGCGCGGCGTGGAATCTCCGCCGTCATCCGCCAGGACGTAAGCGCCGGAAGAAAGATCATCCAGCACCTTGTTGGCGCGGTTCCAGTCCGCCGTCCGTTCTTCTGTCACCCCCAGGGAGAACCGCACCAGGCAGCGCCAGCGAGCCAGCGCCACGGCCACCCAGCGCAGTTCTCTGGGAATATCCTGACCGCTTCCCCGCAAACGGGTTCGGCCGCCCGCC